TGCAAGCGGTGTGGTTGCACCTATGGCTGAGCTAAATGCTACTGAGGGTGGTGATTTCGTAAATGTACCTTTTTTCTCTGCAAACTTAAGTGGAGACTTTGAAGTATTATCAGATTCATCTTCATTGACACCCGGTAAAATTTCTACTGACAAACAAGTTGGTGTTATTTTACACAGAGGTCGTGCTTTTGAATCTAGAGATTTAGCTGCATTGGCAGCAGGTTCTGACCCAATGGCAGCAATCGGTCAAAAGATCGGTGCTTACATTGCAAACCAAAGACAAAAAGATTTACTCGCTTGTCTTGATGGAGTTTTTGGTTCTGTTAACTCAACAGACTCAAATGCAGCATTTTTTGGTTTAACAATAGATGGTGGTTCATCTGATACACCAACTGGATTATCTCCAAGACACGTTGCAAAAGCAAGGTCAATTCTTGGCGATCAAGGTGACAAACTAACTGCAGTTTGTATGCACAGCAAAGTTTATTATGATCTCGTTGAGAGAAAAATGGTTGACTATGTTCTTGCAGCAGATGGTAATGGCGGTTCTGCAACAGCTTCTGGTGGGACAATTGCTCCTGCTTATGCTGGTGGAAACGATACTGTTCCAACATACTGCGGATTAAGAGTTATTGTTTCTGATGATGTTACAACTACTGGTAGTGGTTCATCAACTGAATACAGTACATATTTCTTTACTGCTGGTTCAGTAGCTAGTGGCGAGCAAGCTGGTCTAACAACAGAGACAGACAGAGACATTCTGGCTAAATCTGATGCTATGGCTATTGATCTTCACTATACATATCACCCTGTTGGTTCTAAGTGGGCTGTTACAACTGTAAACCCAACAAGAGCGCAACTTCAAACTGTAGGC